GGACGGCGTCGGTGATGAGGTCGGAAAACCGCTGGCCCTGACGCCCCAAGGCATCGACGCTCTGCTGGAACTCTGGCCAATCTTCGAGGCCTTTCAGACGAAATACATCGCGGACGCGCTCATTCTGGATGCGGAAAAAAACGTCTGACCGCTCTCGCCGAGTGGGAGTTCGGCGGGGGCGGTGAGTATTGCGCGGCGTGTTCCTCTGCATGCACGGAATGTCCGCGTAGCCTTCATAAACCGTTAACACTCGAGGGCTGGCAGGTCTGGGATCTAGTGCAGCGGCTTGGCGGCCAGGTTCGGGTGGCGGAAGGCGTGAGCGGCGGCGCTGTCCTCGGCTGGGATATCGGCGCCGCACTGCAGCTCGGCGCGGCTCTCGGGCTTTCGCCCCTCATCCTCGCGGAACTCTTGCCGCCCGTTGAGGCGGTGATGGTGCGCAAGATCAATGAACACCTTCAGGCCGGATCAGGCCTCACCTGACCTCGTTTTCATTGGGAACGAGGTGTCATCCTTTGAGGACGTCTTTCCATGGCAGAAAAGCGCGTTTCCGTCCGGCTTTCCGCGACTGGCGGCCGACAGGTGCGCGCCGAATTGGAAGGCGTTGGAGAGGCTGGATCGCGAGGCTTTGGCCGTCTCAGCCGTGAGATGGAACTCGCGAACACTCGCATGGCCGCTTTCGCGCGCCGAGCGCGGATCGCGGCGACCGCCGCCGCAACTGCTTTGGCCGGTGCCGTTGTCGCGATGACCCGCTCAACCGTGGCAGCGGCTAATGAGATCGGCCAGCTTTCTCAGGTGGCCAATGCCACGCCGGAGGTCTTCAAGCGCTGGTCCGCGGCCTCGGCCACCGTCGGCATCGAACAAGAAAAGCTCGCGGATATCCTGAAGGACGTGAACGACCGTGTCGGGGATTTCCTACAAACCGGCGGCGGGCCGATGGCGGATTTCTTCGAGAACATCGCGCCGCGGGTTGGCGTGACGGCCGATCAGTTCGCCCGCCTTTCCGGGCCGGAGGCGCTGCAGCTCTATGTCGACAGCCTCGAACGCGCGGGCGTCAGCCAACAGGAGATGACCTTCTATCTCGAGGCCATGGCCTCGGATGCGACGCGGCTGATCCCGCTTCTGCAAAATGGCGGCGCGGAGATGACCCGGCTCGGGGCACAGGCACAGGCGCTTGGCGCGGTGCTTGATGCGGACGCTATCGCAGCCATGCGCCGGTCGGAGTTGGCTCTCGTGAGTATCGGGCAGGTCTTCACCGGCGTGCGCAACCGGATTGCCGTTGCGCTCGCCCCGTCGCTGGAGGCAGTGGCCAATGGGTTTGTCGCCCTTGCATCCAGCACCAGCCCGATCAGTCGGGCGTTCGATGCGGTACTGGCCAACCTTGATCGGCTCGTGATCTATGCGAGTACCTTCGCCACCTTCCTCGCAGGCCGCTGGGTGGCCGCCATGGCGGTAGGCGCACTCTCTGTTCGTGGGCTCGCCACCACGCTGGTGGTTCTGAAAGGTGCACTCATCCGCACAGGCATCGGCGCCCTCATCGTCGGCGCAGGGGAACTGGTCTATTGGTTCACGCGGCTCGCCTCCGGCGCAGGCGGTTTTGGTGAAGCCATGCGGCTTTTGAAAGATGTCGCTGTCGAGGTCTGGGACCGGATCAAGATGGGGGCCAACGCGGCCGGGTCGCGTGCCACAGCCATGTTTTATGATCTCAAAGCCGATGCGGCGACCGGCATGGCTGGAGCCATCGAGAGTGTGGTCGCCTTCGGCAACACCACGGCGAATACCTTTGAGGGTGCGCTCTTGGCGGTCCGCGAAATCTGGTCGCGCTTGCCGGATGTGATCGGGGATCTGGTTTTCTCGGCGGCCAACCGCATGCTCGACGGGATCGAGGCCATGCTGAATGGTGCAATCCGCCGAATTGACGCCTTCACAGGCCGCATACGGGATGCGCTGGCGGCGGTCGGCATCGAGACCACCTTTGGCCAGATCGGAGAGATCAGCCTTAGCGACATCCCGAACCCCTTTGCCGGAGCCTCCGCAGATGCAGGAACGGCTGCAGCAGAGGCCTTTCGCCGAGCCTTCGAGGATAACCCACTTACTGTTCCAGATCTTGGCCTTGATGGAATTGCAGCGGATGCACTGGAAACAGCCAATATTTACCGGCGTGCCGCCACAGACCTTGCGAACGGCGCGACAGCCCCACTCACCTCCTGGGGCGCGCTTCGTGAAGCCGTTGCGGGCACAGGTGAAGAAGGCGCGGCGGCGCTGGATGAGGCCACGGCTTCCGCAGATCGGTTGTCTGATGCAATGGGGCGTGCCGGTGGCGCGGCAGGAAGTGCCGGAGAACGGATCGCCACCGGTTGGCGCGCAGTCTCTGAATCTCTTCAGGCCTATGCCACGGATGCTCTGAACTGGGGCAAAGGCCTCGGCGAAACCCTGACCGGTGCCTTCAGCGGTGCGGAAAGCGCGTTCCGGAGTTTTGTTGAAACGGGCAAGTTTGACTTCAAGGGCCTCGTGCGCTCGATCCTGGCAGACCTCGCGGTTCTGTCATTTAAGCGTGCGGTGCTGGGGCCCATCGCCTCGGCGCTCTCCGGCATCTTTGGCGGCGGGTCCGTCGCGGCGGCTGTTTCGCATGCGGGCGGTATCGTTGGGCTGTCGGGCCACACGCGCCAGGTGCCCGCGGTCGCGTTCACTAGTGCTACTCGTATGCATTCCGGCGGTTGGGCGGGGCTCCGCCCCGACGAAGTCCCGACGATCCTGCAACGCGGTGAACGGGTGCTCAACCGGCGCGAGGCGGCGAGCTACGGACAAGGCAGCACTGGTTCGGGTGTAATCGTCAATATCGACGCGCGCGGGGCGCAGATGGGCGTGGCTGAACAGATTGATGCGCGCCTTCGCGCCGCCATTCCGGAAATCGCCCGCATCGCCAAGGAAAGCGTGGCCGATGGGCGGCGCCGGGGACAGGTGATCTGAGATGGCCATTCCTGTCTTGCCGCTGACGCTCGTGTCCTCGCTCGAGCGGAGGCTGATTACGTCCGTTGCCGAGGCGCGCTCTCCGTTCACCGGTACGTCCCAGATCCAAGACTGGGGTGCGTCGTGGTGGGAGTACCAGATCGAGATGGCGGTGACGCAAGGCGCGAAGGCCCGGCGGTTGTCGGCCTTCTTTGCGGCCCTTGGGGGATTGCGGGGCCGGTTTCTGTTTCCGGATCCATCGATCGAGGTGCCGTTAGCGGCGGGCAATCCTTATGTCACCGAGGCGCAAGTCGCAGGAGCCTCCACATTGCGCACGGCCGGTTGGGGGCTTGGGCTTCGCGCGGGGGATTTCTTCCAGCTGGGGTCGGATGCCACCACGCGGCTTTACCAGATGACGGCGGATGTGACGCCTGTGGGCAGCGAGGCCACTCTCTCCTTCGTTCCGCCGCTTCGGGCTTCCGTGCCGGTCGGCACGCTCCTTGGCCTTGAGACCCCGTCGGTCCTGTTGAGGCTCACTGCTCCAGTGCCTTCGGTCATCAGCCGTGCGGATCAGCACCGTTTCACGATATCAGCGCGGGAGGCCCTCTAATGAGCCGTGATCTCACAACGGCCTTTGCCAACGCACTGGCCGATCAAAGCCTCAGGCCGGTCATCTTTTTTGAGGGTCAGTTCGCCACGGGCTGGGTCAGGATCTGGTCGGGATTGGGAGAGGTCAGCTGGAACGGGGAAAGCTGGGCCGGGGCTGGGTCGCTGCTGGGGCTCGGGGCGATTGATGAAACCGGAGAGGTTGTGGCCGGCGGCACAGCGGTGTCGCTTTCCGGTGTGCCACTGGATCTCGTGCAGATGGCGATCGATGAAGCGCGTCAGGGCCTGCCGGGTAGGATCTGGCTGGGACTACTGGCCGAGGATGGCAGCATCATCGCCGATCCGGTTCAGGCCTTCTCGGGCCGGCTCGATGTGCCAGAAATCAAGGATGACGCGGATACCTGCACGATCACCATCAGCTATGAGAGCCGGCTCATTGATCTCACCGTAGCCCGGACCTGGCGCTACACCCATGAAAGCCAGCAGGTGCTGTTCTCCGGCGATCTTGGATTTGAATACGTCACTTCGATCCAAGACAGGGAAATCACCTGGGGACGTGGATAAAGATGGCACGCGTTGACCACTGGGAACGTCTTCTCGCCGCAGCCATCGATACGGCAAGGGCTAAGCCTTTCGTCTGGGGCGTTCATGACTGCCCGACCTTTGCTTTCGAGACGCGCATGATTTTGACCGGCGGTGATGACATTGCTGCCCTCTGGCGCGGGCGATATACCACCGCGCTCGGAGGAGAGCGTGTGATGCGCCGCTTGGGCTGGGCCTCGCTCGAGGACATGGGGCGCGCGCTTCTTGGCGAGCCACGCCCAGCGGTTCTTTTGGCCCAACGTGGCGACATCGTTCTGGCCGACACCGGTCTTGGCTTCGGCATCTGCACTGGAGCCAGCGCCGTCGGGATGGCGCCGGAGGGCCTCGTGACCGTGCCGCTCACCTCTTGTCGGCTTGCTTGGCCAACCTGAACCTGGACTGACCCCATGCCTTTTATCGTGACAGCCGTCACCGCGATCGCGGGGGCGATCAGTGGCGTATTGGCTGCAGGCGGCATTGGTGCGGCGCTCTTGCGGATAGGCGGCACGCTTCTGCTGTCCTATGCGGCGCAGGCCCTGATGCCGAAACCGCAAACCACGATGCAGCCGCGGACTGTGACGATCCGCGAGCCCGTCGTGCCGCGCGATCTCGTCTATGGCCGCACGCGCAAGGGCGGGGTCATCGTCTTCCTACACTCCTCAGGATCGGACAACAAATACCTTGATCTGGTGATCGTGCTGGCCACGCATCGGGTCAAATCGATCGGCGCCATCTATTTCGAAGGCGAAGTGGCGGTGAATGCCGCCGGGATCGCGCAGGGCCGCTGGGCCGGAAAGGTCGTCGTCGAGAAGAAACTCGGCGCCGCCAACCAGACCGCTTTCGCGGGCCTCAAGGCAGCGCTGCCGGACAAATGGACTGAGAACCATCGGCTGCGGGGCTGTGCTGCGATCCGGCTGCGCCTCACCTATGACCAGGACGCCTTTCCGGGGGGCATCCCGAACATTACGGTGGACATCGAGGGGAAGGACGACATCTGGGATCCGCGGATCCAAACGGCGGGCTACTCAGAAAACCCCGCTCTTTGCTTGGCCGATTATATGGCCAATTCGACCTGGGGCATCGGCGCGCGCATTGGAGAGCCCGACGGTATTGATGAGATGTCCCTCGTTGAGGCCGCGAACATCTGTGACGAGACCATCCCTCTTGCCGGTGGCGGGTCCGAGCCGCGCTATGCCTGCAACGGGGTGACCACGCTCTCGGAAGTCCCTAAGACGATCATCGAGGGACTGCTCTCGTCCTTCGCAGGCCGCTGCGCCTTCTCAGGCGGGTCCTGGCGCATCCACGCGGGGGCATGGCGCGCGCCGTCTGTGGCCCTGACCTCGGATCATGTGCGCGAAGGCGGGCTGACGCTGGCCACGCGCGTCACGATGTCGTCGAACTTCAATGGGGTCCGCGGCCAGTTCGTCAGCCCCGAGAACGATTGGCAGCCGGATGACTTCCCGGCCTATTCGAGCGCTGTCTATGTGGCCGAGGACGGTGGTGAGCGGAAATGGCGCGACATCTCGCTGCCCTTCACGATTTCAGCGTCGATGGCGCAGAGGCTTGCGAAGATCGAGCTTGAACGCGCGCGTCGGCAGATGACGGTGCGGCTCTCGGGCAAGCTCTCGGCCTGGGCGGCCACCGTCGGGGATGTAGTTACGCTCTCCTACGCCCGGTGGGGCTTTGCCGCCAAACCCTTCGAGGTGCACGGGGTTAGCCTTGACCTGACCGCCTCGGGCGATGGCGCGCTCCTGCTGCCAGAGCTCGTTCTGCGCGAGACCTCACCCCTAGTCTATGACTGGTCGGCATCCGAGCAGCAGATCTACGCTGCCGCCCCGCGAACAGCCTTGCCCAACGCCTATGACGTCCCGGCACCAGGGGCTCCGCAGGTCACCGAGGACCTCTACATCACGCGGGATGGGGGCGGACTGAAGGTTCTGGCCAAGGTCGCTTGGGAAGCCGCACCCTCGGGATTTGTCGCGGCCTATCAGCTACAAGGCAAACTGGCTGGCGCGGCTGACTGGATCGACTATGGCCGCACCGACGGCACTGCGCTTGAAATCCGCGACATTGCGCCGGGGGCTTGGGCATTCCGGGTCAAAGCCATCTCAGTTCTGGGTGTCTCCTCACCCTGGCAGGAAACCCAAGCCGAAATCCTCGGGCTCACCGCCCCTCCGGCCCAACTCGAGAATGTGACACTGCAAACGGCAGGTGGGCTCGCCATCCTGAAATGGACACGCTCGGCCGATCCCGATGTTCGGGTCGGTGGCAACATCGTGATCCGGCATTCGAAGGAAGCGACGGCCACCTGGTCCGACAGCTATTCGATGGACCGGGTCTCGGGCGGCGAGGCCATCGCCGTCGTGCCGCTGAAACCCGGCACCTACCTAGTGCGCGCCGAGGACAGCGGCGGCCGCGCGGGCCCTGAAACCCGCGTCTCGACCAAGGGCGCGCAGGTGCTGGCCTTCTCAACGCTGGACTTCCTGCAGGCTGATCCCGGCTTTGTCGGTCCAAAATCAGGGCTGCTAGTCACCGGTTCGACCCTGACACTCGCCACGGCGACCACGAATGGCGTGACGCAGGCAAGTACGATGGAGGGGCAGTACGGCTTTGCCGCCGGGCTTGATCTTGGCGCCGTGAAACGCGTGCGGCTCCGCTCAGAAATCGGCGTCGCAGCATTGGCGCTCAACGATCGGATTGATGCGCGCACGGCGCTGATGGACACATGGGCCGACTTTGACGGATCGGCCGGCGCAGAAATCGATGTGCTCTTCGAGATCCGCGAGACCGATGACGATCCCGCTGTATCGCCGAACTGGGGCCCCTGGGGCCGTCTCGACAACCACGAAATCGAGGCCCGCGCGGTAGAGGCGCGGGCGTTTCTCACGACGAAGGATGCGTCCTACACGCCGATCGTCAGCCAATTGCGGCTCTATGCCGATGAGGTTGCGTGAACGCGCTTTCCATTCCTAAGACACACGCCTTCGCTGCCTCTCGGCTGCGCCTCGAACGCGAACGCCTGCACGCCATTTTGATTCAGAACGGAAAACGCTGAAATGCCCCAGACATCCAGCTTCGTGATCGCGAACGACGCAGGCGCGGCCGTGCGCGCGCGGATCAATGAGGTGATTGCGGCGCTGCAATCGACGAGTGCGGGGGCCTCGGCACCGACGGCGACGACGGCGGGCATGCTCTGGGTTGATACCTCTGTCTCGCCGCCCGTTCTTCGCCGAAGAAATGCGACCAATACTGGCTGGGACGCGCTGCTGGATGCGGCAGGCAATCTGGCGGGGCTGGCAAATACAGCAGTGGCGCGCACGAACCTCGGGCTCGGGACAATGGCGACTAAGTCGGCGGCGGATTACGACGCGGCGATCGCGACAAAAGCAGCACTGTCCGGCGCAACCTTCACCGGAGTCGTCACGGCCCCGAACTTCGTCTCCTCGTCTGATGCCCGGTTGAAGGCGGAGGTCGAGACCATTGCGGACGCTCTGGCCTTGGTCAGCGCCTTGCGCGGCGTGCGCTTCACCATGGATGGGAGCCGCCAGATCGGCGTTATCGCACAGGAGGTCGAGACCGTCCTGCCCGAAGTCGTACGGGTGGGCGAGGCGGGTCAGCTCTCTGTCGCTTACGGCAATATCATCGGCCTTCTGATCGAGGCCGTCAAGGAACTGGCCGCCCGGGTGGCGGCGCTTGAGGAGGCGCGCCCATGAATGATGGTGGGTTCATCGATATGATCAACTCGTTCTTCGGAGGCGCCGTGACCACGCTGATCGGTGCCTTCACCGGACGGCTGATGTGGCATTCGGGCGAGGTGAAGCTCGGCAATCGCCGCTTCTTTGGTAAGGAACTCCTCTGGGAAATCCCCGTCGCCGTCGGCATGGCGCTGATCGGGGAGGCTGCGGCGCGTTACATCGGCCTATCACAGCCGGTCTCGACCGGGTTTGTGGCCACGCTTGCTTATCTGGGTCCGCGCGGGGCGGAAGCGCTGCTGGCGGCTTGGCTCTGCCGAAAGAAATAACCCGTCCACCACCAAAAGAAATCCTGCACGCCATCCCATCCGGGGCGGCGTTTTCCTTTGCATGGGAGACAACCATGACACCGTTCAACATCGCCCGCAGCTACATCGGCACAACCGAGGGGCCGGGCCCCGCCGACAATCCCGTCATCATGGAGATGTATGCCTCGGTCGGCCACGATTGGGTTGAGCATGATAGCGTCGCCTGGTGCGCGGCCTTCGTCGGGTACTGCCTTGAGCGAGCCGGGATCCGCTCGACCCGCAAGCTGACGGCACGGTCCTATCTCGACTGGGGCGTGCCGGTGGACGTTGCGGATGCCCAGCAGGGCGATATCGGCGTGATCCCCCGCGGCTCGTCCAGCTGGCAGGGCCATGTCTTCTTCATCGACCGGATCGAGGGGGCCTGGGTCTGGGGCCTCGGCGGCAATCAGGACGACGCCGTCTCTGTGAAGCGCTTTCCGGTCTCGAAGCTCCTCGGCGTGCGGCGTGCGGGCGATGTCGCGCCTGCCGTGACGCTCTCGGTGGCAGCGGTCCAGCGGCGCTTGAGGGATCTGGGCTATCACGAAGTCGGCCAAATCGATGGAAAGATCGGGCCGCGCACCCGCGCTGCCATTCTGGCCTTCCGGCATGATAACGACCTCGCCCTTATGCCGATCGTCGATATCGCGCTGACTGAGGCGCTGGAAGATGCCACGCCACGAGAGATCTCACCCGATAGGGCTTCTGGCGCGCCTGCAGAAAGCCGGATCGTAGCGGCATCCAATGCGCAGATCGGTCTCGGTGTCATTGGTGCAGCGGGATCGATCGGCAGCCAGATCGCCCCGGCGCTGATGGAGGCCGAGCAGGCCCGCGACATGGCCGGGCGCGTGTTCACCTTGATCGGTCTGGAAAACGCACTTTCCATCGCCCTGCCATGGATCGGCCCGGCCGTGTTCGTCGGCGTCGTCATCTATGCGCTGCGCGCAAAGGCGGCCCGGATCGACGATCACCGCACGGGGAAAACGCCATGACCTGGGTCTTGATTGTCGTCTCCTGCCTTGCAGGTGATGACCTGCCTGTCTGCGCCAGTGGCATCAGTCAAAACCGCTACGCAAACTTCACCGCCTGCGAGGATGCCGCGGTCAGCATGCATGATCACCTCCGGACCGTTGCCCATGCGCGCGGACAATCCGTGCTGCTGCTCGACACACGCTGCGTCGCCCTCTCACTGGGAGCACCCGCATGAGTGCCATCCTGACCACGCTGTTCTCGGGCCTCGGTCGACGCTTTGCCTATTGGGGTGCGATTGTTGCGGCCATAGGCGTCGCCGTCTGGATCCTGATCCGACAGGGCCGGCTTGCCGCAGAGGCCGAGCTCGCCATCCGCCGTGCCGACGCCCAGGTTCGGGCACTGCAAACATCCAAGGACATCCGCCATGACGTTCAAAACGCTGACCGCGCTGATCTTGAGCGCCGGGCTAACCGCTGGATGCGCGATTGATCAGCGGAGCTTGTGGGATGATTGCGATTGGGCCGAGCCCATTCGTCCGTCTCGGCAGGATGTGCTGAGCGATAACACATTGGCCCAAATCGTCGCCCATAACGAAGTCGGCGCGCGGCTCTGCGGGTGGCAGCCATGACGGTGGCCACATTGAGCGAAGGCCCGGCCATCCTCATCGGCTACGCTTGGCGGTTACAGATTGAGGCGGAGGCACCGGTCTTTACCGAGGGTGCAAGCTATGCCGGCCATCTCCGCCTGAAACCCAGTGATCCGACGCTGCTTGCAGAACTCTCGAGCGCTGATGGCGGGATAGAGCATGTCACAGAAACAGTGTTGGAGCTGTCTTTGACGCCGTCCCAAACCGCGGTGCTCTCGCCTGGGCGCGTGGTGCTGGACTTGGTGCGCACCGATCTCGAGCCAGACCTACACTTGGGCTTCCTTCTCGAAATCCCCGTGATGCTGCCGGTGACCCGAGGGCTAAGCCCATGAGCGAAGCGATCCAGCAATCAGGCCCCATCACCATCACCGCGCCGATCAAGGTGCGCGTGGTCAATGGACCCTTCCGTATTCGGCTTGGTGGCCAACCCGGACCGCAAGGGTCAACTGGCCCACAAGGCGACAAGGGCGATCAAGGTGATCCGGGCATCACGATCCTGCCCACCGACGCCCCCATCAATGGAGGATTTTTCTGATGGCCAATACCATCCAGCTCAAACGCCGTGTTTCGGGCGTGGCAGGTGCTCCTGCAGCGCTTAAGTCCGGCGAACTGGCGCATAACGAAGTCGACAACACGGTCTATGTCGGCAAGGGCGACGACGGCAGCGGCAATGCAACCTCCATCGTCCCCGTTGCAGGGTCGGGCGGCTTTCTGGCGCTGGTGGGCACGCAGACCGTAAGTGGGGCGAAAACATTCTCGACCGCTCCGAAGTCCAGCCAAGATGCCAGCAGCGGGACAGACTTGGTCCGTAAATCTCAGTTCGACAGTCTGCTATCGGCGAAAGCGCCCTTGGCGTCACCCACCTTCATGGGATCGCCCACGGCTCCAACGGCGGTCGCGGGCACAAACTCCACGCAAATTGCGACGACAGCCTTCGTCAATGAGGCCATTGCCGGCTTTGGCGCCGGAGACATGGCAAAATCCACCTATGACACGGACAATGATGGCAAGGTGGATGCGGCGGAAGTTGCGGATGCCGCTCCCTGGGCCGGGATCACCGGCAAGCCCACGAGCTTCACGCCCTCCAGCCACAGCCATTCGATCGCGCAAGTCACGGGGCTCCAGACAGCGCTGGATGCAAAGGCGCCTCTTGCATCGCCTGCGCTGACAGGATCGCCGACCGCCCCCACTGCAACGGCCGGCACGAACACGACGCAGATCGCGACCACAGCTTTTGTTGCCGCCGCGATTGGGGCGCTCATTGATGCCGCTCCCGGCGCCATGGACACGCTGAACGAATTGGCGGCGGCCCTCGGCGATGATCCCAACTTCGCAACGACCGTGACCAACGCGCTAGCTGGCAAGCTTTCCGCGGCCTCGAACCTCTCTGATCTGCCGAACAAGGCGACAGCGCGCTCGAACCTCGGGTTGGGGTCCATTGCCACGCAGAACGCAAATGCTGTCGCGATCACGGGTGGCGCAATCAACGGCATCACTTTAGATGGCGGGACTTTCTGATTATGGCCAATACGCTTCTTCTCAAGCGCACGACTGTCGCAGGCCGTGTGCCGACAGCGGCGCAGCTTGCAGCTGGGGAACTCGCCGTCAACGTACCCGACGGCAAGCTCTATCTGAAGCGTGTCTCCGGTGCGGAAACTGTGGTCGAGCTTGGACAGACAGGGCCTCAGGGGCCGACTGGAGCAGCCGGGCCTCAGGGAGCAACCGGCGCGACCGGACCAACTGGTCCGCAAGGGCCAGCCGGTCCAACTGGGGCCACGGGTCCAACGCCCGCGCATCAATGGTCTGGCACCAGCCTGCGGTTTTACAGCGGCTCCACTTGGGGGGCTTACGTCAACCTCAAAGGCGATACCGGTGCCACAGGACCAACCGGCGCGACAGGTCCAACCGGACCTCAAGGACCTACTGGCGCCACTGGCCCCCAGGGCCCGGCTGGGACAGATGGCTCTCCGGACACGGCCGCCCAGGTGCTGGCCAAGCTGGTGACCGCGGATGGATCTGGCTCAGGTCTCGATGCCGACCTTCTCGATGGCAGCCATGCCAGTGCCTTCGCACTCCTGAGCGGGGCAACCTTCTCTGGCACGGTGACCGCGCCGAACTTTGTCTCATCCTCGGACGCGCGGCTCAAGACCGACATCGCGACCATCGCGGATGCGCTGGCCAAAGTGCAGGCGCTGACGGGCGTCACCTTCACCATGGCGGGCAGCGATCTGCGACAGATGGGTCTCATCGCGCAGCAAGTGCAGGCGGTCGCGCCGGAAGCAGTTGTCGAGACGGAGGGGGTGCTGCGCCTGGCTTACGGCAATCTCGTAGGTCTCCTCGTCGAGGCCATCAAGGACCTCGCTCAGGAGGTCGATCAGCTGAAAAGGACCGCACCGTGATCGAAACGGGACTGCATGTCATCTACAACACGGGCTCGCGGCTGCATTACGCCGTCGACGTCCAGGACACCTACGCGGGGCTTGCCATCTTCGTCCCTTGTGATGCCGGGAATGGAATTAGGGACGGCGTTGGCGTCATAGCT